CATTATTTTTGACATCTAGCAAAATATGTAGACATGGGGGGGAGTCAAAACTCGTAGCTCTCTTTGTAGCCCTTTATCTAACTTACTCTCGTAGCCTAGCTTTCTTCATCTCTTTGCCTTGCAAGCTCTCTCAAGTAGTCCTCATCTATCATGCCTGCGTCTGCTAATCGGTGATGCTCTCTACATAAACAGATTAAGTTACTATCTACTAAAAGTAAAGAAGGTTCGACCCTCAGTTTAGTGATATGGTGAACCTCCAAATTTCTATAATTGTATTTACCCTCGTCAAGACATACTGAACATAGATACTTGCTCCGCTCTCGTATGTCCTCACTCTTCTTATGCCATTTGTAAGTGTTCCGTAGCTTGGCCTCCGCATAATCATATCTGTAATGCTTACGTCTTTTCCCTACGTTACACACATACCCTTTAGCATGTATCCTGCCGCATCTAGCGCAACTAATATAATCGGTCATGATCTAACTGAATTTACCCCAATAATCTAGCCGCTTGCCGTTCTTAGCATAGCCTGTTGCCATGTACCCGTAACCATTGGATCTCGGTTGCCGAATCCAGACGTAGCCTCCTCGAATAGCATACGCATCATAGTTAACCTTGCTTCCTGCCTTTAACAGTGAAATAGGTACTGCGTCCGTGCTTGGTGCTGTTCTTAAATAAATAGCTTGACCTAACGTGAACGTCCCCTTTTCTGAGTGCCATTCTCCGGATTGATCCTTCTTCTTGTTAGTGACAGGAGACTTCTTTGAGCTTTGACCACCCTTGGTATACAACCCATTGAAGTCGTAGCTCATGTCTACCTTAATCCCGCTGACTGGATACTCGCTAGTAAATTGCCAAGTGCCTACGTCATCTAAACCAGGTTTGTCAGTACCGTATGCCGCTACCCAAATGTTTTTAGGAATGATCTTTTTGCGGTCAATATGACCGTCCTCAAACCATGACCGCATTGAGTAGATGTCAGTCTTAGGATAACCTGCGTTCTTTACTCTTTGAATAAAAGCGTTGATGTCAGCTGTCCCGTTTGCTCTAGCCGTTGCATGATCCTCATAATCGAGAACCATAACTGAATCTTCGCCAATCCCCAGCTTCTTAGCATTCTTAACGAACCAGTCCGCCTCAGCTTGTGCGTCTGCTACTCCATTAAATTTCGCATAATGGTAAGCATTAACTTTCATACCTACATCACGTGTAAACTTGATCTGGTTTTTAGCCTTTGGATTAACGTAAGCTGATCCTGGATTAGAACCCTCAGTAATCTTTACGACTACCGCCTTAACGCCCTTGTCCTTCAATGCTTGAAAGAACTCTTTCGTGTCCGGTTGATAACTTGACACGTCAGCCATTAAATCAAACTTAGTCATTCTTCTTTTCTTCATCTCCATTGCTTACAACGTTTACGCCCTGCGTGATGTTCTTTACTCCACTAAACAAACCGCAAGCCGACAAGCCGATTGCTAGACCCAGAATAATGCCTTCTGCTACCGTATAATGCAACAGATAATAGAACACTCCTACGCCGCTAATCAATCCAAGGATCACGTCAACCACTGGAATGTATTTCTTGTCGAACCCTACTTGCTTAAAAAGCTCAGCTAGAGCCATAACTAGAGCAACTTGGCCGATTGGAGTAATCAGCTGGTTAATTAATTCTTTTGCGTCCATGTTTTAGCCTCCTCCTTAGCACACAATGCTAGAGTTTTCTTATACCTACTATTATAGCACTTTTCGCTTCTTTTTGGAAATAAAAAACGGGCTTGAAGCCCGTCATATCAATATTTTCATGCTTTTAGGAAGTCATGGTATTCTTCCACAGCTTAATGGTGGAAACCGTATCGCCTTCTTTTGCATGGTAGATGTCTTCCACCAATAAATTCGCAGTCCAAGCGGATACATTCTTCTTCCGCTTCAAGTTGAAGAGCATTTTCATCATCTCTTCGTAGCTAACGCTCTTGCCTACTTTTTCGTATTCGGATAACAAACGTTCGTGTAAGTCTTTATCGTTAATGGTGACGTTACCCTTGAAATATGATCAACTTGCTTGTTCGCAAAGCATACGTAAAGTTCCTAACATTTTGAATACCTCGTTTTCTTTAATTCTATGTTTCCTTAACTTTCTATATTAATTATATAACACCTAGCAAGAAAGTCAACACTTTTTGAGGATCTTTTTGAAAAAGGAAAAGCACAGCCATTATTGGCCGTGCTCTCTGTACAAACGTAGATCAAAAGGAAATTAGAAAATTAAGTATCGAGGTACATTTTTAGTGTACCTCCTCCTCAGCAAATTGTCTAGTTATTTCTTCAACTCAATGACAATTTTTTTGCCTTCAACGTGGACTTCAATTTCGTCCCGTGCATGACTTTCTCCGAATGCTTCAAACACAATCGCCTTAGGAATGTTTGCCGTGTAACCGTTATTCTTAACATTACCGTTCTTGTCGTAGCTCTTTCTCATTGATAACTTCATGATTTTTAGTCCCTTCTTTTTTTAATTCGTTTTTTAATATGCCAATTATGCTCTTCGCAATAATGCGCACCTACTGGTAGTTCAACCCTCAGCAATTTAACCCGTTTAATATCTCTGGGCTTAAATCCTCGTTTCTCAAGGTCTACCCTTTTTGTTGAATAATACTTGATCTTGTTTTTCTCAGCATACCATCTGAAATATTTGCCAAACTCTCTAATTCCGTAACGCTTGGCTGAATTTCTCACGGTAGATACGTTTAGATCCATTTTATCGGCTACTATTTCAGCCGGGTATCCTTCATCGCTTAGATCAAGGATCTTTCCATCTCTTTCAGCGAATCTTAACATCTTTTGTTTGACTCGTTCTTTATATTCCACCGAATCTGGCTTTCGTCATCCGGAGACATTCCCGGATCTGACGAACTCTTCGCAGTTTCCGGTGCTTCAAGGATACTGCCGTATTTTAATATCGCTTAATCTATCAAATCTGTTAATTCGCTTGCCATGGTAGCCCCCGATCAGCTGGAAGCGTCTCAGCAAAAGCAATTAACGCCATCCACGATTCGGAACTGTCTAAATCAGAGTACGAGATGAAATGCTCTGCTTCCTTCCCACAAATCCAAGCTAAAACTTTTAGATTGTCGGCGTCAATAACATAGACATCGCCATTGTCGTTTTGAGCAACCGCAACTGGGTTGATCTCTTTCTCGATGATCTCCTTAAACTCCTTTGCTGTCATGATTTAGCTTCCTCCATCAATTCCTTTAGCATGATTTTTATTTTTCTGTAGTCTTCCGGTCTGAAGTCTTCGGAATCCATAAACGCAACGCTTATCCCTGCTAAAACGTCTTTTACGGGCTTCCGGTAGACATGTGCGTAATTATAAACAATATTCTTGCAAAGCTCCTTGTGGCCGTTTACAGCTCCATATTGGAACGCATTCGCTATTCGGTAACTGTCGAATGTGTAACTCATTCTTTCGGATCTCCTGCTTCTGAATCTTCTTCTTCTGGATCTCCAAACTTAGCATAGTTTTCAAGTTCCCGGAACAGCAATTCGAGTCTTCTCGTCTCAGTACTGTCCATGTTCTTTAAGAAGTTCATGTCGATTGCCATGTCAATACGGAATGCTGACGTTCCTTTGGAAACTCTGAACCACGGTTGACCGGGTACAGGATCTCCAACTAGTACTACATCATAACCGAACACGTCATATCGCTTATTTGTCTCGATTTTCATTAATACCTCAATCAATTATTCCATCTAGCATTAGTAGATCAACGCCATCGACCAAAATGCACAGCCCATGAAACCAAGGAAGGCGAACCCAGTTAACCAACTTGGCTTCAATATCAAGGCAATCACGCTTAGGATCAAGCACGACCAACTTGCCGTTATTGCAACTGTAACCAACGTCCCTACCATTACTCGTCCTCCAAGTCTCCAACTACTTCTACTTTATCACCAGCAATTAGCACTGGTGCTCCTCCGGAGTGAAGTTGCATATACTTCGTAGCGCTGACAAGGCGATTAATCACTGTTTCGTAGTCCTCATCTCCAGTTATGCTTGAGTTAGTAAACCCAATGTAGGTGTAAGCTGATCCCCTATTGCACTCGTTAAAGCTAATTACCTTCATTTTTCTCCTCGTACTTTTCTTTTTCTTGAAGCAAGATTTCCCGTGCTTCAAGGATTTTCATTTCTCCAGCAAGATAATCTACTTCTTCGGCTTGCACCGTAAGCCGGTCTCTATTTTCTTGGTTCGTATTCTTCAACTCTCCAGAAAGAATATCGTCTTCTTCCTCAATGATCTTCTTTAGTGCTAACCACATTCTCTTGTAATTCATTTTAGTATTCTCCGTTTACGGTATCCTTATTTAATTTTAAACGCTTTATGACATGTATAGCAGAAGAACTCAGTCCCGTTATTTTTTCCAGCTAAGCCGGCCAAGAGACCAACTCCACCTGCTAAAAATGCTCCTCCTACCGCTTTGCCAACAGAAAAGTGTTTACGACTTTTGCCTACTAAGTCTACATGGACTGACCCGCAATTCGGACAAAGCACGCCTTTGTAATCTGGACTTGATAAGTCAGCAATGCTGGCTTGTGAAAATCCAACTAGCTCTTTAAGGCTTAAAGGAACAGCCTTTTTTCCAGTCAGCTTTTCAAAACAGCTGTCGCAAAGAGTACCATCTTTAAAGTTGACGATGTATTTCATACTTTGATCACCGCAGATTGCGCATCTTCTGATTTTCTTTTTAAAAAACATTTTGTTTACCTCAATTTTTAATCAACGTAGCTGTCTACGATAAGTTTCATCGCAGACTTCAAAGATTTATTAAAGTCATGCTTATTCAGCAAATCAATTCCGCAGTCCTTGTCGGCTTGATCCAAGTCTTCAAGTGCACGTTCGATTAACTCTTTAGCAATCACTAGATGCAAGGTCTCAGATGAGATTTTTTCGTCTTTTTCCATTTTTTAATACCTCGTTTTATTATTTCCTTTGACTTTCTATATTAATTATATAACACTTAATGAGAATGTCAACATTTTTTTGCGAAAAAATAGACAAAATAAAAAAGCTGGTTTGATCCAGCTTTTGTGCTTCTACCAATTTTTGAGTTCTAGCGCCTTTTGTGCTTCCTTGTTCTTGTACATTTCTGACTTACTTGCTGTGACTCTTACGATAAACTTAATGCCGTTTACGATCGCCTCACGTGTCTCTTGACATTCTACTTTAATATCGTTACGTCCAATGATTGGATTGTAGAACTCTTTAGCCTTAGCATTCCACTCAGTAACTTTGCTGTTCTCGAAGAACCAATCCTCCACTTCGTCCGGATCATTCCCGTACTCGTCTGAATCCATGAGTTGCTCGGCTTTGAACAGTTCATTGCCAAGTTCCTCGAATGCTTCGTCTTCTACCAACGTGTAGAATACGTCAAACACTCCTAATTCATCGTTCTGGCCAATACCTACGGAATCAGCAGTTAACTTAATTTCCATTTTTGTACCTCGATTTCTTTCTTGTGTTTTCTTAGCTTTCGGTATTTATTATATAATTGTCATTCGTGATTGTCAACACTTTTTGTGAAAAAATTAGACAAACAAAAAAGCAGGATCAAGTCCTGCCCTTTATTAGAATGGCAATTCTCTGCTTTGGTGGAGCAACTTTCTGTAGCTTACTCCTTCCAGCTTCATGATCTCGGTCATTTCCATGATTCGGTCAACGGTCTTGTCCGCTACTCCTCGACTTTCTACCAGTTCCCGCAAGCTGTAATTGCTCGTAAATATAGTTGGCCTGTTGTTCACGTATCGACTGTTAATGATGTCGTAGACCTTACCTTGTAGCCAAAGATCCTCGTTGCCCTTAGAAACTTTCTCAGTACCAAAGTCATCAATAAACAGAAATTCGACTTCCGCCAGCTTTGCCATGAGTTCCTGCTCCGTTTTTCCAGATCCCAACTCGATCTGCTGTTTGCCGAACGTGTTTCTGATCGCTTGAGAAATTTCGCTGAAATTGGTAAACAGGACTGAATGCAATTGGGTAATTAACTGGTTTGCCATACAAGCCGTTAAATGCGTTTTTCCACGTCCTTTTTCTCCGTAAAGGTAAATACCTATCCCACGACTTAGAACAGTATCAGCGACCTCGCAATAGCGTCTACAGCGATTATAAACAAGGCCGAACTCCTTAGACGTAACTTCGGTAGTCATGAAAGTTGCCTCGGTGAATCTTGATCCGATCAAAGAGCTTTTTCTCAGCTCCTCGATCTTCCCCGCAATCATCTTTTTCTCGTTTTCTTTTCGTTGACAGGAGCAAGGACAGCGCATGATCCCAATAGCAGGCATTTCTACCGTTCTAGGCTCGTTACACACCTTGCAATAGATTAAACCGTCTTTCTCGTATTCCTCATCGGGATTAATAGTCAAATTCTGCGTAATCTGATCCATCACGTTTTACCTCCGTTTTACCGTAATTGTTTTGATAACCGTTATTGTTTTTCAACGGGAAGATCCCCTGCCAGTTGTTCATAATGGAATTATCCAAGATCTGAACTTGTTCAGCTGGAATACTACTCAATTTCTTGAGCTTTGAGATCAATAGTTTGAGTGCTCGATCTGTTAGTGGCTTCTTCATCATCTTACGCATTTTGATGAACTCATAGATTTCTTGCTTAACAGATTCGTCTTGAATGCTCTCGTTAATGATCGAATCATAGTTTGTCTGTTTCTTTTCCTTCTTTCTTTCTTTCTTAATATTATTACTGTTTTCTTTATTACTGTTGTTATTATTGTTTCCTGTCAGTTTTTTACTAGCTTGTTTGTCAGTTTCAGACACTCCAGTATGTAAATTCTTAACATTCTTGTTTGCAACATCTTTTTCGTTGACAAACATTTCGATCAGCTTGTTCTCGTTTAATTTGAAATACCGTTTCGCTGGTATTCCCTTAACTACTACTTCAGGAATTCCAAGTTCTTTCAGCTTGGAGATCGCTTCGTTTTGTTGGTGTCTGCTTAACGTGGTGTTACTCTGAATGTTTTCGATTGTCGAATAGAACATGCCGTCGACCAATTCTCTAGTTTTGTTATAGTAATTGTACTCGCTTGCTAATTCACCAAGCATAATTGCGGGATAAACCCCCAATTTTTGTAGAACGTCTTTATTGACGACGATGTAATTGTTGCTAGCTATCAAAGAAATAATACTCATTTTCAAAAATCCTTTCGTGTTAAAAACAGATAACCCCTTGTGGGGCTATCATTTCTATTTGAAACCTTTTAGGCGTCAATTTCACGCACTCTAAGCTCTTTTAGGATCATCTCCTTCTCAATCCCTTTGGCGCTATATAAACCGTCTAGTAGGCGGCTAGTTTTGGCTTCTGAGATTGCAGTTTTGAGCAATTCATAATATTCGATTTGATCTACAGTCATTTTAGTTTTCCTCCTCGATCTTTTCTACTTGATCTCTAGTAAACAGGTAAGCCTTGCAAAGATAGAATCTTTGGTTTTTCTTAACCTTTCCGTTCTCTGCTTCCTCGTATTCCGGCTTCTTCGACTTTTTCCAAAGGTGAGTTGCAATCTTCGCTTTTTCGCCCTTGCGGACTTGGTAGCCCATCTTGCGCCATTCACCGTAAGTGTGAAGCCCAAGGTCTTGCATGGTAGAGGCCATGCTTTCGATTTGCTCCTTCGTGTAAATCTTGTGCACAATAGCCTCGTGGGCTACGATTTCTTGATTGGTCATTTTAGTACCTCCGTTTTTATTTTCTTATTTCCTTTAACTTTCTACATTTATTATATAACATATAGTAGGTTAGTCAATACTTTTTGCCGAAAAAAGTTTATTTTTGAAACAAAAAAAGCCTAGATAAAATCTAGACTTCTCTTGTGCAAATGACAAATTTACAATATTTTGGCTCTCGATATAAAGTATATCACACCGTGGGAAGCAATTCAACTTCAATTCTAGGATTTTTTCGATCGACTAGAACACGATGAAAAACTCCGACAATATACTTTTGAGAATCATCTTCAAGAATCCCGGACTTAACAAGGGCATCTTGAATGAACTTCGTTGCAAAAGTAATGTTATCAATGTCACGCCGCTTGTTAGGCTCATACCAGACAATATGAAGATCTAGAGGGTAGCCTTCAACCTTCTTCAATCCTGCTCGCTTGATCCCCTCGATAACTTTTGCTTCGTTTTTGCGTTTCATTGCATTAGCGCCATAACGGTTAGCTCTACATGCTCCAGTATAAGTGTTTAAACCGTCAAGCCTGCCTTCAATAACGAATTTCATTCAAACCTCCAGATATACCCTCCAGCGCTTTTTTGCTTGTAATTACAACAAACGGAAATATCCGGCTGTGGAATCCCCGTAACTCTGCTTGCTTCTTGCTGAGAAATATACGAGCGGATCTTAACCATTCCTTTAGAATACTGAGTTACGTGCTTTCTAGTACTCTTATAGATGTCTGAGTAATGGTTATTATAAAATGCCGTACACCATTCCAAATTAGAAATACGGTTGTCAGTCTTTACTTCGTTTTTATGGTTGACATAAAGATATTCATTCGGATTAGGAATAAACGCTTGTGCGACTAGTCGATGAACGTATTCCAAGCGTCTCTTGCCAGAATAAAGATTAACGGCTTCATAACCGTTTTTCAACTTTACAGGTCTGATGATCTTCCACGATCCAAGCTTGCATGATCTTACACGTCCCATATTACTGACTTGATAAACTCCGCCATAACCGAAGATATCCTTCCAAACTTCATTAGTCATTTAGCCAATTTCTCCCGAAGATCTCCATGTACTTCTCATGACTGTACTTCTTCTCGAATTCTGTCTGAACATACTTTTTTAAGCTTAAATCAAGCTCGTGATTGAAATGAACCCCGTCATCGCTCATGTTATGATGACTGGCACAAAGATAAACCCAGCACCCCCACGTTTCAGCTTTCGGCCTGTTGCCTACACCATAGAAAACGTGATGCCTATGAAGATTTAACGTTGTCCCGCAAATAACGCATTTTCTCTCGTTGCTAATGATCGATCTGCTCATTCTTTAGCGCCTCGATTTCCCTTGCTGTCAGTGTCTCAATTCCTAAATTTTTCGCTTCTTCGACTACATAATCGATAAATCTCGCCATCTGAGACGTATTATAGCTTGACGTGCCGTAATACGCTACAACATCAGTAAACCCCTTGATTTGGCTTTTGCTCGTTTCACACAGCCAGCCTAGGCCTTGATCTTCCCAGACATGTTTAAATGTACCTACCGCATTGTCGCTTAACGTGACTACTCTATAAACTCCGCAATCCTTGATGTATTCCCGATAAACGGCCGTTTTCGTTGTGCTCAATCTTTCAGCAATTTTGCCAATTAACGTCCAACAATAAGCGTTAGCATTTAAGCTACGCTTCTTTGTTCTCTTTTTGATCGTAATTTCTAGATCTTCGATTTGCTGTAAGTCTTGAAATTCTTGCGTTTCAGTGTCTTCAAGATCAACCTCGAAAGAAATTACAGCCTTATGCTTGAACAAGTCAGTGAAAACGTTAGAAATTTTACCGTTGAGTTTCATTTATTTCACCTAAAAAGGATAGTCGTTTTGGCTTGATCCTCCGAACGAATTAAAGCTGTTCTGAGAGCCGTCTGATCCACTCTGGTATGTTTGCCCAGACTGATAACTAAAATCGCTCTGTGCCCCCAAATTTGAGTTTTGTGAGGCGTCTTGTGTCTTGTTTCTCGTGTCCAAGAATTGAACGCTGTCCGCTTCAACGTCAACGAAGTAAACCTTCTGCCCGTTCTTGTCGTAACTACCGGAACGCAAATGCCCTTGCACTCCTACCAATGAACCCTTGTGACAGTACGTTGCCGTATTTTCGGCCTGCTTGCCCCAGACAGAAACAGTTAAAAAGTCTGCCTGCTGATCGCTCTTATAATTCCGATCAACCGCAAGAGTAAATCTTGCAACATTCTTGCCGGAATTAGTAACCCGCAAGTCTACATCTTTTGTCAATCTTCCAGTTAATACTACGCTATTAATGCTCATTTTTGTTTCTCCAGTCCGTAACTAAATTCCATGCCATCTCCTCATTAATCGGAATGTCAATATATTGCCGCTTCTCTTCCCGGAGATGAACGCCTTTTAAAAACTTTATATCGGTATCATAACATTGCTGGTAGGCCAAACGATAAAGATTAAGCTGGTAAGCTAAATAGTTTTTATCAAGATTGTACGTCCGTTTAATGTCTGCTAATCCAGTTTCTCCATCTTGGTCAAGCACCAAATCTAAACGGCCTGCGCAAACAGGTTTATCGTCTTGAAATAAGACAATCGGAACTTCGTTATCCAAAACCTTGAAGCCATAATGATCCCGCATGAACTTGAAATTGTAAAGCTCCGGAAAGTCAGACTCTTCATTGAACTTACAATATCGTTCGATTGCACTATGAACTGCCGTCCCCTTTACACTTGCACGTTGAAGGACAAATGCAGGAACTCCGTCATACTTATGACCGAACTTGACCTTAATGATCTGAGTAACTGATGGAAGAATTACTCCATCATAGATATAAGTGTGCGTGTCATCGAAATATTCGAGGCATTGCCCCCGAATATCCCAACTTTCATAGTTGCTGGCCATTTGCTTAATCCTTTACTCTAATTCTTACTGAATCCTTAACATGAACCATTTTTACGTACTCGTCATAGATAATGCGGTTCTCTTCCTTAAACGCTTTTGTGTCGAAGCGTTCTTGATCATGACCAGCAATGTAATTAATCGTCAGATGATCGTTGTCGATCTTGACTACTCCATTTTCTTTCATTGCATCAAGAATAGACTTTTTTAAGTCTTCTTCTTGCTTCTTGATTGCCTTGATTTGAGTCTCAAACTCAGCAATTTGCTTGGTTACGTTACTGTTTAAAGTAGCTACACCGTTGTCAACCTTGATTAAATCACTCATCGTCATTACTCCACTTAATTTCCTTCTTGCTGTAGATCGCAGTTACTTCAAATGCTTCTTTCTCTGGATAATTAGCCATTTTAATCAAGTCAAGCAGGCTGTTATTATCGCTTGCTGATTCGGCCGCAATCACCTTGCCCTTGCCGTGAATGTGCTTAACCTCCACCAGATCTCCGGCCTTGATCATCGAAGCAAAAGGAGCTTTGCATACCTTAATTCCATAAGTAAATTGTGCAATCACGTAATCGTTAATTCCATTCATTTTTAGAAGTCCTTCCCGTTAAATCATGGTTCATGAAGCGGATCAAAGACCATTCCCGGTTTTTCCTTATCCTCTTCATGTCTTAGAGATCAACTCACTCGCCTTTGCAAGCTAATGTCCTCAATCTTACTAATTTTGTTGAACTTGAGAAGCTTGTCGAGGTTCTCGCCTTGGTAAATTTTCTTCAAGATCTCAATTTGCTTTGGTGACGCCTTGCGTTCGTTTCTTCCTTGGCTTCCTTGATTGACTTGCTTGCCTTGGTTGATAATTGCGTTTTCTACCTCCTCAGCACTCGCAACGCTGGAATCAATACCGAAGCCGCAAAATCCCAGAGCACGGCCGATTGCTGACGTCTCGCAGTTTTCAATAAAGCTCGTCTTGTTGATGAATGACGAACTCTCTTTTTCATAGGCGAATCCGGTTGCTAACGTTTTGCCGTCTTCGTCTAATACGGTTGCCTTCATCATGACTACGCCGTTTTCAAGGCTAATGATGTCGGTTGAGATTGTCCCAGTTGGATAGACCTGCCGAAAGGCCTTAATCCGCTGGTTAACTTCGATGTAGCCCTTGCCCTTAATGTCGGTTGACTTCAAAGTGCCATTGGCCTTTTGGATCTCTTCTGATTTATTCATTTTCCTTGGCCTCCATCATGAACACGCCAGATACTGCAAACAGAAAGCCTACGATCTTGACAATTACCAGAGCCAAGAGACTGGAGCTATCCATCGCCAAAAGCATGACGATCCCGACTACTACTAAAATTATTGCTAATGTGTGGTTTCTTATTGACATGTTCTTCCTCCTTGTCAAAAATCTCGAATTTTTCTTGTGGATACAGTCTGAAGAAATTAGACATCATCTTATAACTGGGGGTCATACGTACCCCGTTCAACTGCTCCATAATGAGCAACTGAAACGCCAAGTTTTTTGCTAATTCTTCTTGAGTTAGGTCTTGCTTAACTCTAAAGATTTTCAATTTTTTTCGTTTGCACATTTTCTTGGTACCTCCTTTCTTGCTTACACTTATATACTACCACCCCAAATTATTATGTCAACACTTTTTTGATAAAATACGCAAACTTTTTATCAAACGGCAATAAGTATCTATTAAATGACAATAAGTATTTGCTGCATCCTAAAAGCTGAGTTACCTGCTTGATACTGATTTTTAGGCAACAAAAAAGTCCCCAAATAGGGGACTTATTTGCTTAGGAAAGATTTCTTAACACAGAGGAACATTACTTGCTTACTTCAACCCACGCATCTCATGCTAGGCGTGACGTAAGGTATGACAGAACTTGATTTAAAGGATTTAAGAAAGAGAAAATAATGTCGGTATTACTACCAAAATTCATTGTACTACTTCTTATAAGAAATGCAACCACTTTTTTAAAGTTTTCCTTCGTCTCGCATTCTCTCAAACTCTTCTTTGATATATGAGTTTCCTCCAAGCTCTCTGTAATGCTGATATACCTCATAAATACGCTGTTTTTCTGTTCCTCGTAACTCACGATCAGCGTTTAAGTATTGAGTCAAAAAACTTTTGCATTGCTCCTTGTCAATCTTATTAATGTTGGCCTCAATCTCGTCTAGCCTCCTATTAATCGGCTCTGTGTTTTCCGTGATTGAGTTATCAATCTTGTCATAGAAGTCTTTTGCTAGATATTCAACTGCTTTTAAAAAAGTTACTACTCCAATAACAAAAGTGCCAATATCGGCAACTTTAATCTGATCTATAAAAAATTTCATTCGCTTGCTCCACTAACTAACTCGCTTCCAGATATAAACCGCTAAATAAGGCGGCATGTTGTTATGAGGTTGACTGCCACCGTTAGAATATATCATGTAGCTGTATTGCGTCCCGCTCGTTATACCGTTGCCGTTGGATTTGACCCCCGGCTTAGTCGGAGAAGTTTCTCCAAGATTTGACGCAACAATGCCTCTATTAGCCCAGTTTCCATGATTACCCGGCACGATTTCCGGAAGGTTACCGATTGGATAACTTGGAATTTCTGATTGAGTAAGCGTGTGATTTGCTTCCCCTCCTGTGCTACCTGCTGAATATGTTGATCCAGCACCAAGCAGAAATCTGTCTTGGATCTGTTCCCACGTACCACCAAACAGCACTGACGGATTTACATTGTTAACGCTGATATAAATAGAACCGACTGGGTAAATCATATCGAAGATGCTTCTATCGTTGATCTTGAAACTGTCTCCATATGTTCTAACCCCCGTATTGTCTAGCTTCGCTATTAACTTGTCTGACTGGTCATAAACTTCAGCACTGCCGTATTTGTTAGCAGAAGAACCAAGCTTGAGCGTTCCTCCTTTAATCAAGTTAGCCGTCAAATTGGCAAGATTTACTTGGCTCAGATCAAGTGTGCCTCCTTTAATCAAGTCAGCCTTCAAATTAGCGATATTTACTTGGCTAAAATCTAGAGTGTTGCCAATAGTCCAAGCTGGTTTGAACTCTCCATCAATGCCATTTTTACTGAATGAGATACCGTGGTGGTCGATCATGATGACATTTTTAGCCGTATCTTTTGGCAATCTATCGACAATGATGATCTTGTTTCCCTCATAGATAACGCTAGAGCCATTAAGAACGTCCCAAATTTCGGAACTTGCTTCAGTTATCTGTTTTCCGACTTCAGCTTTTAAAGTATCAGTCTTATGCTCAATATCCTTGCTAATGTGGCTTGAAATGTCATTCATCAAGTTGGAAAGCTTTTCATTATAGTTGCCAAACTCAACTTCAGTATATTTCTTTTGAATGCAATCGTACTCGTACGTAGTTACGTGAGTAATAACGTTGATCCCTAATCGCTCATCGATAACTTCAATCGTGTCTCCTACATCTGTCAGCTTCTCAAGATTGGCCTTTAGAGTATAAGAGACTTTCGGAACGCAATTTTCAGAAAGGTAGTCGGTTGCCTGTTTCCTTAAATCATCTATTAGCGCTTGGTGGTAAAGATTGGCGTTCTCCCCAAAGTCCTCCTCATTAATATTTTGGGAGAAAGAAACGACTTTAGTATATGGAATGTCGTACTGCGTTGGAGAGTATAAATATAGCTCATTCAATAACAAGCCATCTGAGCCGACCGGAAGAATTTTGGTACACACACTGGCCCAATTCGTTTCTGATCTGATCTCCCTCAAGTTCTTCTTGGATCGTACCGTTACGCCGTTATCTTGCCCTATATCAGCCGCCAATTTGACGGAGAAGTTGTCTCTTACTAAGTGCCCTCCCCAGCGTTCCAGAAGCGTCTCAAAGGCCTCATACAATGACTTACGAACGCATCGGAAACTGTCAACGTGGGGAATGTTGGAGCTAACTTTAAACGGGCTTCTATTATCCGTGGCGCTATTTAAGTGATTGATTGCATCGTTACCGCTTTTCTCAACCACGTTGGAATCGGCAATGACGTAATTCTTTGAATCGTAATAAACGTGCCACGCTCTCAGACTGATTTTGCTTTGCGTCTTTGAGGGATTGGGAATTCTGAACGCTTGTGCTCCTTGTGGAGCATCAGCAACGATAATCCTATTTGCCGTTAAATAACTGGAATATTGTAATCCTGCTTCAACGTCAAGATAATAGTCCCCGTTATCCTCCTTATGAACTTTAGCCTTATACGGCTGTAAGACAATATCACCGTTTGACGTGAAGTCCGTATCAGCAACTCCGAATACTCGTAACATCTACATCACCCCACCGCTGTTAAATGCCGCTTGAAGCGGATTGCTTGAATACAGTTGGAACGAGAGTTTCATTGGAGTTTAAGAAAAGCTTCGTGCCTCCACTTGGAATTGTGATCTTAAACGTATGGTTTTCTCCGTCAGTAATTACGGTTGATGGAACGGAATCAAGATTGTCGTCTGTAACTATCATTGGTGTATTCAGCCATGACACTTCTTCTAATTCCCTTGCATAGTACGTCTCACCTTGATTAGCGTCTAAATATGCCATCATGCACTTCGTTGCGCCCCATTTATTATCCGTTCCTGCCGTAAGCCGAATATTTTTGATGCTTACTGTGCCCGTTGAGGAGCTTGCTCTAAATCCAATTTGGAATTGCTTGTTGTCGGGATTAACAGTATACGTTACCGAGTAGCGAGTGTAACTATCCGACAATTTTAAGTCATTGTCCCCCCAACTTGAAGGATTGACTGGAGTTCCATTAATCGCAGTTACGCAATTAAAATTGTTGTCCCCCATCTCAACGTGTCGCATTAGAGTGGTAAGGTTGTCATTGTTTACCGTTGATTTTGCGTCAAAGGAGAGAGTGTATGTGTTCTTTTTAAGATTAACAATAGCGGTAAACCAGTTTTCACCAGACGCAGGGGCAAATGTGCGCTCTTCTCCGTCTTTCATACCATCAATCAGATTGTAAATGTAGCCCTTACCGTTAATGTACGTGTTCTTGTACCATGTCAAATTAGTTACTAAATCAACCGCAGGAGAATTAGAAACTTGCAAGTCGTATTCGTTACTCAGCAAATTCGGCAAATCAATGTAGCCGTTGGTCATGATCCCGTCTACGCCCATGTTTATCAACTTCTTAGCCCCATTAATGTCATCTACAGTCCAAACGTAAACATCGAACCCTTCGGAATGAGCTTGGTCAACTAATCGTTGCGTGACGCCTTGTCCTACACTAAGAACGACTTTTCTCTTGCCATTAAGCATCTTTTTGCCGTCCGCAATTAAATCATCGGTAATGCTCCCAGCTAGCAACTCCAACTGAGCATTTTCGTCATGACTAGCAATATAATCCAAGCTGGAATGATCAAATGCTTGCCACCCAACCTTGTTCGCCATTCTATACTTAGAAACGATGTCTAGAAGCACTTGGCATTGTTCATCGGTATAATGTTGCTTCAGCTCAGCATGAACTCTTGCCCCGGTTCTACGAGCGAACTTGATGATGTCTTCAAATGTGCAAATATTGAGGCCTTTGAAGATCTCAGACTTATAAATCCCGTAGTCGTAGGCGTTTAATTCTACTAACATTCGTTCGCCAATTTTTACTGGTTGCGTCAACTCTGTACCATCTGAATTGCGAGCAATATTGTTAATGGTAGAGTCATGGTGCAAAACAGGAATGCCGTCTTCAGTAAAGTAAATGTCGCACTCAATATCTTTGTAGCCGCTTCTTACGGCCAAAGAATAGGCCTCCAAGCTCTCTTCCGGAGCAATCGAATTAAGACCACGGTGTGCGATTGGAATGATCCCGGTGCTATTCTTAGGGCTAACCTCATCTAGCAATTTAATGCCTTCAATCGCAACTTTGCCGTTATTCAAAAGTCTAACGGTTGCAAATGAGACCTTGTCCATGTTTGGCGTTAACAAACGATACTTGTCATTGGTGCTGACCTCCCCCGTCTTCATGTCAATTAAGATGTCGAAGGAAGTTACACCACGGGAGAAGTCAAGAGCGACAGTAGCATTATGTGGCAACGTATAATTGCGATTTTGGTAAGAGACGTAGGCTTGGTCGGTAAGACAATTAAAGTTAATGATCTTCCTCTTGCTATCGTAGTATGGTAAGCCGTCTTTTGATGGAACGAACTGAACGTTCTGCTCCATGTAGGTCTCCCCATTAACTAGCAAGCTTTGTGCTAAAACACCGTTCCAAGTAAGTCGGTCTCCTTCAGCTGGGTATCTTCTATAACTAGCCAAGACGTACTGATTTGCGTTGATGGGAATATACGGAGACTGTGAAATAACGGACAATGTATTCGTATCAAAGATAATGACACCCGTGGTAAATTCCCAGTTAACGTCTACTACCGTGTACTGAGGAATTCTATAGGCATCACCGCTTGGAAGCGTGATCTGTGCGCTGTCTGTAATACATCTGAAGTCAAGTTTGCGTGTCGCCGTATCGTAATTCGGGAAGCCGTCCTTAGAAGGTTGGAATGTAAACGTTTGATTTTTTTGAACAGGAGTTTGATATACTCCACAATCTTTCCAAGCGCCGTTAACGAATAACCACATGTGCCCGGTATCCGCTACAACGAAAATGCCATCTTGTCCTTTAGGATAAACTCTTTTCAGCTTGTCAGCGTTGGCGAATACCTTCGGGATAAATCTCGCACCCGCAATTCTCGCATTTACTGTTCTGTTAATGTCTTCCTTCGCATCAACCACGCTGGAAGTGACAAACGACTTGGTTTGGTTCATGCCGTCAATTCTCGCAACTTCAAGCTGTGCGCTTAATGCTTTGCTGAGACTTCCTTTTGCCTCGTCAACATTGGAGTCAATTAACGACTCAACTTTGTGCATGTCATCGTCTGAAAGGCCATCACCTTTGTCGCCCTTCAACATTAAAAGTTTAACTTCTGGTTCGATCATATTAACCACCTTTTTAATATTCCGTAATGTCGTTTTCAATAATGAATAATCCATTAAGGATAGTGAAAACATCGCCGTTTATGCGGATCTCTAAATCATAATAATAGAATCCTGCGTCTAATTGTTTCGTATCCCACGGGCTAACTCTAATTCGATAATAGAGCTTATTCCCCTCAGACGCAACTTTGGTAATGCCGTGGTTTAATTTCTTTTGAAAGAGATTGTCTCCATCAGCATTGCGCTTTACCGTAAATGAAGCCTCTTCAAGATCATTAGGGTTATCATCAAAGCCAATTTCAATTGCGAAAGCCAATGTGTCGCCTTTAATTATTTCAAAATTTTTGCGCATCATATCCACCTCGTGTAATTTTTAATGGTTAGCCCAAAGACATCGCCTTCCCAGCTGATTTCGTTAGCTCCACCATTCAAAACACAATTATCGTAGTCCCCAGCGACTTGTCTATTTTCAAAACCACTGCCGTTGTAAGCCTCCATCTTTTCGACATCGATTGTAATTGAATTGTCGTCAGCCATTATTATTTTTAAAACTGGTCTGCCGTTGATCTTGAGCAGGATTGCACCCGAACCAATAATTGTGAAAATTGGCCTTGATTGGCAATTACCATTATTCCGGATTATAACCGATTTCGTTTCTTCAGTATTGAAACTTCTTTTGGTCTCCACATTGGAATATTTAAAAGGCTGAACGTGGAATTTCACCGTTGCCGTCTTAAATCTTACTAGCCTACTAAAGTCAATTTGATCTGTGATCTGGTAGCGGTAGTATTTATCCAATTCATTTGAAAAGGTAACCATCCCAGAGCTGTCGAAGTAAGAAATAATGTCATCAATCCGATAATCGCCATAAAGCCCAATTTTCAACTCTTTGTCGTAAGCAGAATAGCCCAACGGAGTAACTATGTCTCCATCTCGGCCATCGATTTCTTCGACTTCTGTTCTGATCTTCGGCTTAGCGATAGGTGGCAATTCTTGAACCAGCAAACCGTTAATATAACGGCTGTCTTTGCCATTCAAAATAATGTAGTTTCGCATTATCTGCCCTCCTATCTGTAAATTGCTCGTGCTACCGTACGATTAACAAATTTCCCAGCGACCTCATCGTCAAGCTCTATTTTCATTTCGCTTAACGCTTCCTTGAATGAGTCAATCAAGTTCATATAAGTCGGATCTCCTGCCGATCCACCCTGCCAATTACCGTTAGTTGAAATGTCAGTGTTGAAACTAGTTGGAATTGAGTTGTTCATCTGTTGAGCTACAGCTTGCATTTCATCTTCAAAACCTACGCCAATCCCTTGCGCCATGTACTTGCCGACCTCATCTCTCATGACACGTGACGGAGAGTGAATACCAAGCGCACCTTTCATACCATCTACGATACCTTTGGCGAAGGATCTTACTTGACCTGCTAACCAACCTGCCGCTCCGCTGATCCCGTTCCAGATACCGTGAACGATGTTAGAACCGATTGAGGCGACTTGTCCGGGAAGACTAGCTAGGCCATTAACTACCGCATTGACCATGCCTCGTGCACCCCTAGCCCCAGCACTAGCCATTTGGCCAGCCCAAGATCCTAAACGGCCAATTACGCTAGAAAGGAATCCACCAATGCGCCCCGGTAATTGAGAGATAAATCTGACTACTCCACTCAAGAACCTAGAGCCAGCGCTAACCGCATGAGATGTCATGCTTGATGCCCAGCTTGAAACTCTAGAAATTGCGTTACTCAAGAAAGAAGCAATCCTACCCGGCAACTGAGTAAAGAATTGAACAATGTTACTCAAGAACTTGCTACCAACATAGCGAGCCTTGGCAACCATCAAGTTGACCCACATTACCGTTCTGGTAATAGCCGTGTTTAAGAAGTTGGAAATCTTGCCGGGCAACTGAGTAAAGAAGTTAACGATGTTGGTTAAGAACCTCCTACCAGCATTTGTTGCATTAGTCGCCATGTTTGCAACCCATTTAACGACCGTTCCGATTACAGTGCCCAAAAAGTAACCAAGCTTGTATGGCAACTGCTGAAAGAAATCGCCAACGTTAGTTAAGAATTTTCTCCCCGCATTGCTTGCACTGGTAGCAATATTTACCGCCCACGTTCTGATGTTGTTTAAGGCGCTTCCTAACCATGTAGCGAACGCACCCGGCAACTGAGCCAACGTACTACCAACATTAGCAAACCATCCAGAAATAGCCGCCATAGCCGTATTAAAGGCGTTAGGAATCGTTTGAGTAAAGAAGCTTCCTATACTTGTAGCAACGTTGGTGATCGTTTCCTTGATACCATTCCAAGCATTGGTTACAAAGTCTTTGAACCCCTTGTTCGTGTTCCAAAGCACCGTAATTCCCGCAACTAGTGCTAATACGCCCGCAAGGATCAAACCAACTGGGGAGGAAAGCTGTACCGCATTCAGAACCCGTTGCGCAATCGTAAGTCCTTCAGTTTCTAATTTCCATGAGTTAAATGCCGCAACCATTGACTCAATCTTTTGAGCAACCATTAAAGCACCAAGCCCTGCCGCTATCCCCGCTAACAAGGGAGCAATTCTCGGCAAGTTAGTAACCAACCAATTAATCGTGCTCTTGATTGGAGGAATGACAGTATTGATTGTGTTGGTGATGCCATTAATGAACCCGGTAATGTTTTCTGAGCCAATCGTGTCGTAGATATTCATCAATCCATCGACAACAGATGCTTGCAAATTACCCATCGCACCCTCAAATGTAGAAGTGCTGGTCGCCGCTTTCTGTGCAACGTCAGTGAACCCTAGATCCATGATTGCCTTATTAAACTCGGCGGCCGTAATTTGCCCCTTAGCCATTGCGTCCCTAAAATTCCCGGTATAAGCACCGTTCTTCTTCAGTGTGTCTTGCAATTTACCACTCGCACCAGGAACAGCGTCAGCTAATTGGTTCCAGTTTTCCGTAGTTAACTTGCCTGCGCCCGCAGTCTGGGTGAGAACCATTGCGACACTCTTAAAAGTATCTTGGTTACCACCCGCAACAGCATTAAGGTTACCTGCCGCCTCGGTCAACTTTTCAAAATTTGGAACGCCATTTGACGCCAACTGAGCCGTAGTGTTGGAAACGGTTGACAGGTCGTAGACAGTCTTATCTGCATACTCCTTCATTGAATTGCTTGCACGCTTGATTTGGGAGTCATCATACCCAGCGAATTTCATTGTCTGTTCAAACTTTTTCATAGAGTCCGAACTCTCAATAGCCTCGCTAGCTAGTCCCTTGATCCCGTCAATAGCCGATTGAATGACATTGCTTGCAAGGTTAGCGATAGCGCCCTTCAACACCGTAAAGCCCTTGCTTGCATTATCGGATTTGTCGCCTGCGTCTTCTACCGCATTGCCAAGATCTTTAGACCGCTTTTCAGCGTCCTCCATTGATTTGCCCAAATCATTCGTTGGCTTCTTGGCTTCCTCCAACTGGTCGCCTAATTCATCAATTTGACGTGCCGTCTTATTTACGTCTGCTTGCGCATTGTTCATCTGAACAGCAAGTTTAGAGAGGGATTGTTTGTTCTTGTCTTGAGCTTCAGTACTTTGGTTGTACTCTTTCTGAAGCTGATCTACGGCTTCTTTTTGCTTTTGATAAGCGGTTGAGTCCTCGCCAAGAGTTGTTTTGATCTGCTCTAGTTTTTGCTTAGCTCCTTCTAGTTTTTCGCCAAGCTGTGTGTGCTCGTTAGCCGCTTGTTCTACTGCCGCTTTATATTTATTGTACTGTTGCGAAACAAGACTGAGCTTCTCCTTCTGTTGCTCCAGTTTTGTCTTTAAGACATCTTGCTTCCTACTTAAAGCAGTAACACTTGTGTTGTTATTGCCAAACTCGCTTGTTACGACTTTCATTGCGGAATTTACTTCTCGCAACGACTGATTGATCCCTCTTAAAGCGTTTCTATATTCTGTTTCGCCTTTAAGTTTGATCGTCCCACCGAATGCCATGCAATCCCCTCCATTTAGAACCACTCATCGTCTTGCTGACTTTTCGCAAACGCTTCGGCGTAAGTCATGTTGTTGTTTTTTAGTCTCATTTCCAAGTCAAAATCGTCTTTATAGCATTGGTATAAAGCACAAAAGGTAGAAAGTGTTAACCTCCCTACCTCCTTAAAACTTAGATTTAACTTGGTTCTGCCGATGAAATAAAACCACGTGAAGTTAATCGGCTGATCTTGTTCTTCCTCGTGGATTATGAGTTTTTTTCCGAACTCTTAGTTGAGTCAACAACAGCGCTTTGCATTTGCTCAGCTACTTCCTCAATACCCAATTCACTAATAATGCGACCTACTTGCTTCTCAGTAAGCAATGGAGTGTCAGTGCCCTTTTCATCATTGTCGATTTCAATACCTTCGTTAATCATGCAAGTGATACCAAAACGCAAGGCCTTGATATTAGGCTCGTTCTTCTTCCCACCGTCAGTGATTTCACCCCAACGAGCTACCGTACCATATTTATTCTGGATTTCCTCCATAACGTTCAAGTTAAAAACAAGCTTGTATTCATTGCCTTTGTATTCGATTTTCTTAGTGATTTCTTTCATCGTGCTTCACCTCATCAAATTAAGCGCCAGTCTTAGCCATCAAGCCTTCGAGATACGTAATGGCTTCTTCCTTAGTGTCAAAGGTCTTAGCTCTTGACCATTCCCCCCTCGCCAAACTTGACGCAACTCCTTCGAGTTCTGTGGTCGTAAAGTCTACCTTGTCGCCCTTAGTCTTGTCTTCTTGTGACGGCTCTGAGAACTTTACCTTACACAGAAATTCGACCTTGTACTTGTAGACCCCGTTAACCATTTTGGTAATAACCCGGCCTAAACCAACGTAAGGAGCAGTATCTCCAGAATTACGGACAATTTCATTGCCAGTCCCATCACTGCTAGTCGTTAACTTATGACCAAGCAGATCAGCCATGGTTTGTGGATCATCTTCATCAATTTCAATGGTGACCGTAGCAGAGTTGAAAGAGTAGTCGCTTTCTGCCAAGCCATCATCGGCATAGAGGGTTGCATCGTTGTTGGTTACTGAGACCTTGCAAGACACCGCCTTAGCAGGAGTCTTTGCTCCATCATAGATCGCCTTGCCTCCTGGTTCCGTAAGTTTGGCGTATCTGAAATTACTCAAACCGATTTTTGCCATATTAAACCTCCGTTATCTAATATGGATAAATTTACGTCTTATGATATAGCCCGTCTCATCTTCGTAAGATCTCCGGAGTTGTTTTGCGGATTGTAGACCCATCGTTGGCTTTAAAATCTCTTTTACCGCTTCAACGATTGGAAAATAGTTGCCCTTAGAATAAATGTCGAAATCGTAGCAATCAGAGTAGCTGACGATCTCATCATCAGCAGAAAATACCTCATCAACCATAATTTCTTGGTAAGTAATGTAGGTCGTTTCCTTGCCATCATATCGTAAAAAAGAAACAGGGATCTGTTTTCCGCCAACAGTGAAATTCTTAAAAATCTTCTCTAGCTCGCTATTCATCTCCTAGCAGACCTCCACTCAGCTCTTTTTGCTTTGCTCGCATGATTGCTTCGATCTTACTCTTTTTGAATGCTTTTCTAAAGAAGGGATGTTTAGGATAATTCGCTCTGCTTGAGCCGTACTCAAACAAGTTAGCAATTAAAGGGATTGGAGTTTTTACGCCGTTCTCATTGGTAAAGTAACCACTAATGACGCCCTTGTTGTTGATCCCGTCATCGCTAGGAGTTCTGTATGTTCTAGTTACCTTAACCCCACCAGCAAGCCCGGCTTTTTTCATTCCGGCAGGCATTCCGGAAATGACTTCATTTCTGACGTATTCAGCTCCCGCCTTGGTCATACCTCCAAAGATTGTGCGTGCCCTTTTTTCAACGAAAGTGACGTCTTTCAAGATGTCATCTGGAAGCTCCATCTCGAATTTGGCCATTACTTCATCACTTCCTTAGCTTGCATTTCGATCTCAGTGTTTTCCTCGTTTACGTTGTTCAAATACTGAACTGTATAAACTTTGTTACCGTACCTAATCGTCATGTTACGGTTGGAAGCACTTGAATTGTAATAAGCATCCTCCACTGCCTTTGAGTATCGGATAGTGAAATTCGTTGTTGCCTTTTCAAAGTCTGAGTTGTTGACAACTAGAGTAAAGCCCTTTGTCGTCTTAACACTCGCCCACGGTGAAAGCACTAATTCTTCTTGCTCATTCGGGAAGCCGTCATCATCTACGCCTTTAACAACTTGATATATAGAAATTCGCTTATTATACTTGCCAGCGTTAATCATGATGACCTCCTTACAGCAGATTGATTGAGTGCATGCCTAGAATGGTTTGAACGGTCTGATTAAAGTCACCTTTGTCAACATACAACGTTCGATTGTCGTACATGTCTTGACATAACAGATAAACTACGATTACAAAGTCGGGAAAATCGTCTAAATTTTCTCGACCCGTATATTTTGTGATGAACGTCTTAGACACATTCAGAAGAGTATGCAGTAACGTTACGTCTTCCGCTGTTAAATCGGGCAATCTCAGATAATCAGCCAATTTTTCAACGGTTATGTCACTAACTTTTGTTACGTCATTCATTCTTAGCAACCTCCTTTGGAGGCCGACCCCGTTTCTTCACTTCTTCAATGTAATTAGCACTCAGCAAATCGTCAATGACGTTCTTGTCGGTCAATTCTTTGACCTCATCTTTTGCCATTGAAACGATCCCGCTGAATCCTACCAGTGCTTTATATATCATCTTTTAAGCCTTCTTCAGTTAAGCGGCCTTCATAACCAACTTAGCAAGACCTTGTTCGTTTTCAACCTTTGAGTCAAATTCAAACCAACCTACAACCCCGGTAGCATGTTCGTCTGCGTACTTTTCACGCAACACTTGAATGTTTACTTCTTCGTTGAACTTGGTTGCCAAGCATGACATGTCGCCGTAGTAGATAACCGTCTTGCCTCCTGCGATGTCGTCCATGTTGTCTGAGACGAAAACAGGCTTGCCAAGCAAGGTAGTCCCAAATGGAGAAGTTACGTCATCATTAAGCAAGTAACGACCGGCTGAATCCTTCAGCAAACGCAGTGCAGTACGAGTTGCGTTACTCATAATGAAGATTGCATTGTTCTGGTAGGCGTCCTTAACGGTGTCCTTCAGCTGTATTACTTCATCACTAGTAATTGCGGTTGCACTTGCGGTAGTGATTGCATTCTGAACGGTAGACAAACCTGTAACCTTGCCCGGAGTACCCTTCAGCAATTCATGTTCGATAAACCGTGCGATTGAATCGCCCATCTCAGTAACTACAAAGTTGACAATATCAAATTGAGCATTGTTAATCAGAGAATTGGAGATCTTAGACAACGCACCAGCCAAGAACCCAGTAAGCGTGATGGACTTGAACGTACCATTTGAAGAAGTCAAAGGACTAAATTCGTCTTGGTATGCAACCTTGAGAGTTGAAGTCTGGTCATCGTAGTAAGGGACTTGCAAATTGCCCTTGACGTTGTACTTAGTTGACTTGTCAAGCACCGGAGAAACATCGTAAACCCGCTTAATGATCTTTTGCGCAATGGTAGTAGGAATTACTGCCCCATTGTCACTCTTATTCAATTCACCGGCACGTTCATGAACCAACTTGCCTCGAATGTAATTTTCAAAAGCACGAGTTTCGTTTTGTGCTTGTTGCTTCTTCTTGTCTTCTTCACTCATGTCGTTGCCTCCATCTTCGCCAGCTGGTTCTGGTTCTTGCTTAGGTTGCTTTTCGTCCATGCTATCCATATCTTCGTTAATCTTCAACTTTTCAGTAATTTTACGGACATTATCACGAATTTCTGACAATTCAGCCATTTCTTCGTCCGTGAGTTCTCGCTTTTCGCTCTTCGCCTTGTTAACCGTGTCTTCCGCACGAGTAATCAAGTCATTCTTTTGTTCGATTAATTCCTTTTGGTTAAATAACATTTTTAGTCTTCCTCCTTGAGTTCGTTCAAAATTGCATCGGCCTTAGAATAATCAATCTCTTTCGGCTCTTCTTTTGGTGTCTCCATCTCTCGAACGTTTACTTTGTCGATCATGTCCGCACCAATAAAGTTAATTTGCTGATCTCTAGCATTGATTGACGTTCCAACATAAGCAGGCGTCTTTGAGTTATCGAGAATTGAAACTTCATAAAGATTAAGTCCTCGTACTTTTCTCAACGGCAACTTAGTTTCGGAATCAACGCTTTCTTCAACATCTCTGTCAGTGAAGCCAAAGCTCCAACCAGTAAGTTGACGATTTCTCGCCTTCTCGATTACATCCTTGTCGTAAATCTGCGCCCGTGCATGCAAGCCAATATTGTCTTCCTCTAACTCAAGATTGCCCTTGGAGGTACTACCAAGATCTCTAGTCCAATCGTGATTGAGAAGAACATGAATATCAGAGTTGCGCTTGATTGCGTCACTGAACGCACCTTTATCGATCCGCTCTACGAATCTTCCTAGCCTACTTGACAACGGCTTAGAGTTGCGTTCTACAGCGTTTACGTAGCCCTCAATTTCTACGTGGTCATTGCGAATGTTAACCTCCATCTGTTTCTTCACCTCCTTCATTGCTTTCAGTATTCAAGTCCGCTGTTTTATCGGTGTTCGGAGTGTAGTACTGGTGTGAATTAATGTCATACAGTACTGAACCCAAACCAACATTGACAACGTCCATGCCTTCGATTGCTTCAAGATTTTCTTTTTCCCGGATCTCATTCTTTGAAATCCAACCTGCGTCATTTGCCGTCTTATAGGCCTCATAACGTTCTTTTTGGTTCGCCTTAGTGATTTCGTTGACGTCTAGAACGAAAAAGTAGTTCTTTTTCTCTTTTTCAAGCAATAAGTCACGATTTAACGCCGTTTCAAACGCTTTTACGATAGGATAAATCGCTTCTTTGAACGTATCGTAGAAATCGTCCTTAATATGAAAAATACTCTTGATTTCGTTGGTCAAAGTATTCTTGTTTTGGTCGAGTTGCATCTCAACCGAGTTATTGCTTGCTTCTTGGAACTCCAACCCGTCATTTAAGACGATGACGTTTTCGGTGTTGTTAGTGTAAAGGTTTTTCCAAGCTCTTTTAAGCGTGTCAATCGTGTCTTGGTCAAGTCTGCGGTTAGATTTAAGGAAACCCTTCTTATTACCGCCGCTTTTGACAAGTCCTAACTGGTAAACGAGCGTACTATATGCCGTTTCTAGCGCTTTAGAAACTTGAACTGTCAACCCTACACCGCTAGCTCCGTCTTTGGTGTTCCGTAACAGCTTAATGAACTGATATGGCTGATATTCTGCGCCGTTAACGATGATCACATAACTCTTGTTGATTGGATCTGAGTTTTTCAAAATTGAAACGTTCCGATCCTCCACATATTTAATCGCAGTTACATCATTCTTGCTTTTGGCAATGTAAGCATAGCCGCCTTTACCAAGAAGATAATCTTCGACAAGAGCTTTCTTGAGCTGAAATGCGTCTAGAGTGTCTCCAGTGTCTGAATTTAAGCACGTTACACGTGAATCGTTCGTCACTTCCTCAATCTTGCCTTTTTTGGTCTTGTACAATCTGACGGGCATGCAAGCAACCATGTTACAGAGAAAATCGACCGCCCCTGCTACCGCAGGCAACGTTAATGCCTTTTCCCTCGTAATCGTGTCTCCACCGATCAACGCTTGCAAAAGCACATCGTCAACTGCCGGAGCGACTTCTGCTTTTGGCGCAGGATCTTCCCGTGTTCGGAATAAGTCTAAAATACTCAATCAATCACCCCCAAACTTAAATAACGCACCTATTATAGCACATACTCCCAGTGACATCCCCCTGTTGTTTTTCTTCTGCCACTGCAAACATCACGAATACATCCACTTTTAATCCCTGTTTTCATTTCTGCTTCTCTAGAGCTCTTATATACAACTTTTGTTTCTATGCATTTTACGGAGGCACTTTTTGCTTCGCTAATTTTCTTTCTTGTTTCGTCACTGGTTAAACGGCCTTTGTTTGCCTTGCTTATCTTTTCTCTGTGTTCTTTGCTTAAATGCTTTCCGTAATTAAAATTGTTTTTCCCTTTATGAAGTTTGCTTAATTTTTCCCTTGTTTCGTCTGAAAATTTTCGCTTGCTTATAGCTTTACTTATTTTACGTTTTGTTTCTTCATTTACGCAATTCACATTTCCGCCATGTTGAATGTTATAACCAAATTTGCTGTTATCGCTTTTATAAAATGAAATAAGTTCTATTTCTTTTTTCTCTGCCTGTTCTTTGGTTAAGCCATCATATAAAACATCGTGTTCAATGTTTTCCCAACCATATTTTTATATTGCTCTAGTAAAATACTGATTGTGTTTATAGCCGTTCCCATTTTTCCATCTTTTGTTTACGTCAAGTTTTGTTATTCCTATATAAACCTTGTTGTTGGGCGTTGTGTGTTTATACACTTTGTAATTTTCACTATTCATTAAATCACCTGTACCGCAAAGCCGTCATTGCCAAATAGCATATCTTGCTGTAAGAGATATACGGCGTTGATAAGGCTAACAACCATATCGACCTTCCCCGTGCTCTTCTTTTTGTGAACATAAGCGTTTTTATTGGTATCGTATGAGACTTTCGCATTTTGAAAGTTGATCTCAAGCAACTTGTTTTCGGTGTATTGGAACTTCTGGTTGAGGATCTCCTCCTTCAACAACTTTGTCGGAGGGTGCAATACGCTGGAGTGCTGTCTGATTTCTACAGTGTTATAGCCTGCCTTCTCCAACTTTTGTGCTGTACTCAACGCATTCCAACGGTCGTATCCGATTGCTTGAATCTGACAACCAAAACGCTGCTCTATACTTAAAATATACGCCTCAACGAACGAATAATCAATTACTCGATCACCGCAAGCCATGACTTTTCCAGTCTTTAGCAAATTACGGTAATCCACCTTTTCTGAAACCATCTTCTCGTTGATCCGGCCTTCTGGAATAAATGCAAATGAATCAGCAATAATGTTGTCCTCATCATCAACGGAGACCATTGAGACACTAGTGTTGTCGTTCGTTTCTGAAAGGTCAAGTCCAAGATAAACAATTCTGCCATTCCAATCAATGTCGGACACCTTGCATTCTTGAACGTCCTTAACATCAATGTAGGTCTCAGTACCAACTCCTTGATAAACGATATTACAGTGCTTAGTGACGAAGTTCTCTCTCGCACTCTCAATCGCAATTGCTCTCGTTCGCTTTTTGAGCAAGTCTTCCCAGATTTCTGGGATCTCTAAAGCAACTGGGTTCGCCTGCTTTAGAATTAAATCGTCCGTTTCCCAATCCTTAACGCTGTCTGGCTCATACAAAAGTGAGAACACGGTCTCGTCTTTTTCGATGCCGTCAAGCACCTTCTTTGAGTACGCAACTTCGTCTTCAAACGGGTTATCGATTGTCGGGTATTTCGTACTAATGATGAACCCTAATTTATTCAAGATGTTAAGTTGCCCGGACTCCATTGCCTCGATTGGATATGAGTTAGGAAGTGCTCCAACCTCGTCAGCAATAAAAGCATTAGGAAGACGACCGTCCATACGGTTGTTTGAATAAGCCAAAGGGATCAACTTATTTTCATTCGGCTTAAACAAGATATAGTCCCGCAAGATTTTCCATCTCGTTGTGTCCTTGAATTTGTAGATCAACGGGCTTGCCTTCAACGTCTGCCCAATCGCATCTTTAATTTCTTTTGACAGAGCGCCGTCTGGAGCTACTGAGAAGAATTGACTGAACCTTGGCTCAGTAATAAACAAAATGATGAAGATTGTCGCAATCGTATATGTCTTGAAGTTCTTACGGCAAATTTCCAAGACCCCGGTCTCATATCTCCGTCTCTTAGGATTGTCCCGGTAAACGGTGCACAGCATTGCCGTGTAGAAAAGCCATTGATAACCCGTTGTGCATTCGTACAACGTCTTCCCGGCTTTAAGCCCTTTTGGCATAATCAATAGCTTCAAGATGTTCTCAATCTGTTTTAGTTTCTCCTCACTAATGACGTACTTCTTATTCTTGTCCTCGCAGATTTTCATGAAATCCCGCATTTGACGCTTGACGTACTTTGGAGTTGTTTTGGCCTTAACCGACTTCTTGCAAAAATCGTAAGCCTTACTTCTCATCGTCTTCGCCGCCATTTATTAACTTGAGAAGCGGATCTTCTTCTGCCGATGAACTGTCATCGCTGGAGAATCTTGAAATTATTTTCATTAACGTGCTAACCGTCTTATTGGCGCTGTCGGTAGTGCGGTTGTAGTCTTGGATCGCCGGGTGTGAATAAACGTTCTTCCGACCTTTTACGTACTCCTTAGTAACCAGAACTCCGTCATTCTTAATTGACGACTCCAACTCGTTAAGGATCTTCAACTGAACCATGTAACGGCGGAATGTTGTGATGAAGAAGAAGTTTTTGTCAACCCCAAAGGCTTCGGCCTTCTTCAAAATTTCCTCGGCCTGTTCGTTTACTGTTTTACGCATATGCTTTCACTCCTTTTAATTCATTTTAAGCCATTTTAAGCCGTTCTGCGCCGTTTTAAGCTTAGGAAGGTACGTTTACACTAGCGTACTTGCTCTCCTTCATCGCGAGGCGTTTTTGAGGCCTCCAGCCATCATTTGTGAATATGTTTACTCCATCTTGGTGACAGAAGCTTAGGTACGGCATAATTCCACTTAATTTCATGGTGGATACGATATTCGGTGATCCCCATTGCGGAGACCTTAACACATGACGGACAACACATGACGGACAACACATGACACTGTAGAACGATTTACGGTACGTACCGTTCTTTTGGTAGATCTCAGTCATCCCACCGTGTTGAACCTGCGTTGCATCAACGTAAACCATGACGGGCATGTACGTGTAATACAGCTTGCCCCTCATACCATTGATAAGCGACGTTGTAATATCGTCATTCATGCGCATGTTGAAGTACTGAACATCGTCAGCCCGCATAAGGAACGTCGTCATCGTCTTCTGGATCATGCCCTTATCGAAATTCTTGTTCTCAGCACCGCCCAGATAATATGACGAAAGCCCAAATGATAATGATGTGATTGGCGTCTCCTTCATGAATTCAACCATTCCGGAGAACACTTCGTCAAGATGATTGCACTTTACGCTTCGCAGTTTCCCGTCTTGCACAAAACGGTATCCAAACCCGTGAACGTCATCATCAAGCTGGAGATGGAATTTATACCCTAAACGCTTGGCCTCGTCTTGAATAAAGTTTCTTGCGAACACGCCAATTCTTCTGTCATCGTCTAAATCGCCAAGGTCTGTTTTGGCAACATAGTCAACCGCTTCTTCGTTATTCCGTGGGTTGTTCTCATACGGTACTAGATCAGCAACCTTCTTGGAGACGATATCCATTCTTTCATTGCCCATTTTTTAACCTCGCTTTTGTATGCTCCATAAACCTTTTTCTAAAAAACCATGCGAAAAAATAAATTGTGTGTTTTTTGGTTCGGGTGTTA